ACCTAGCAGTTTTGCCATTAGCATGTAGATCATCACTTTCCATAGAATCATATATATGACCTGTTACATCAAGAATAGCTTGGTTTATAAGCTCATTGATAGCAGTAGGGTTATAGGGGGCATCCCATATTTCGTATGTGTCTCCGCTAGCTACAGTAAAACTAGCATTCTGTTGAAACTGGATAGTGTTATTACTAGCCGTGTAATCATTAGCATACTGTGTAGTCTGGGTGGTTCCGTCACTAGCATCTGTAACTATAATGATCTTACCATTATAGTTATCATCCCCACCTCTAAAGGTATTAACATCAATTAAAGTATTGTTCGTTCCACCTGTAGCAGTACCAGTATATATAGCACCTAGGTTATATCCAATAGATTGTCTTATCTGTTGACGAGTTCTTTTCTGTATAACCAAGGCATACTCCTATGTAACCTTTTCTAATTCCTTGGCAGACCCTTTACCATTCTTGGAATCATTTGATTGATCTTCTAGTTGAGATTTTAGTTCTACTATTTCTTCTTTTAGTTCATCAATTATTCTGTTCTGAGAAACTATCTGTAGTTGCTGTGCAGCTTGAGGGTTATCTTTAAATACCTGATTAACATCCTCTAAAGTAGGCTCTATTATGCTCATAAGTTTGCTCCTTTGTAATACACTTTATTATTAGTACTCTCTCTACGCTTCTGAGCGTAAAGTTTAAACTCTCCAATTTGTTTCCCAATATCTTTTCTTTGCTTAACAGTAGGTACTTTACCTTTAGATTTAAATCTAATATCTTCCAGCCAAGATTCTAATGCTTGTGCTGCCATGTCTTCTATGTGGGCCGGAGACATACTTGGGTCTGCTGGGACAATTGCAGTAGTTGTGCGCCCTGTTTCTGGGTCACTAAAATTAAATGTATATAAAGTGATGGACTCCCCGGTTTCCTTGTTATGCCCAACATCTTCTGTGTTAGTTAACTCAGACCCATTGGGAGTCCATAAATCTAATTCTCGCACTAGTACCTAATCTGTAAATCTACTAAAGAATATTCTGTAGTAGCTGCTACGTGTATAACTCCACCAACTAAGAACTCAGCACTAGAGTCATCTGCCATAACATCTACAGAACCATCTGTGGTTGAACCTGTCATAACATTTTTACCAAGTACTACAGTACCGTTAGTTAGTACAGCACATGGGCCAGCAGTTTGATACCAACCATAGTAACCAGATGTCTGGTCACATGTAGGAACTCCTACTAAAACACCATCGATATCATTGACGTCCCATACTTCAGTAGCACTATAAATACTAACTGAAATACCTACTTGAGAATCAGTAGTTAATGCTGTACGTACAGAATCGTTAGGATACAGGTCAATAGTTATTGCTGCTCCTGTAGCTGCAGTTGAATGATCCTGAATTTGAAAGGTCTGACCTTCACCAGTACCAGCACCTGAATCGTTAACAAATAAATATCCGTCAACTAAAGTACCTTCTGTTGTAAAGTCACCTGTATATCTACCAGAACCAGTAACGGCTGTAGTGCCACCATTAGTAATAGAGAGTTGAGTATCACCAACTGATGCTGCTGATGCAACTGCCAAATCTGTAATGTGGTCTGCATTAGGTGTTTTCATCATAGCAACTTTACCTGCTGTAACTGCTTCACCTGATTTACCGTAATAAAATACTCGACCATCAGCAAACTGCATTCTAGTTCCTAGTCTATGCTTTTTACCTGATGTCATCTCTTTGTCTTGTCCGGGTGAACCCTGAACACTTACTGGAAATGCCATTTCAAACCTCCTTATAAGGTTTACTAAACAGGCTCATATGTCCTGCGATACTCCGTTTATATATAGATTCTGAGAGCCACGGAGTATCGATACGACTCTCAGAATCTTATTATGCCTTTACTTCTTTCTTATGTCTATGTTGTATATGCATACGCAGGGAGGAAGAGATTGCCTTAGGTGTTTCACCTTTTGGTTCAAACTCACACTCAGGGCATTTATCCTCTACCGTTTCCTGTACACGCTGTGTACACCATCGACATTCACACTCAACAGTAGGAGGCCAAGGAAACAAACCTATACGAGCCTTACGTAATACATAGTCTGGATTGCCGGGAACATTATCTATATATGTCCCGATATCTTCATTAACTTCTCCAGTAATAGTCTTTGATGGAGTATGTCTGTATAGCCTTGTCTTGGCTTGCCATTCATTTATATAGTCAAGTGAATATCCAATACTTGTTAACTCTTGTCTCAGCTTATTTCTCTCAGTCATGTTTGTCATACATTACTCCTATGCGAATGCAGGATCACCAATCTCAGACCTAATGGCAGCGCCTCTAGTATCATCCAGTTCAAATACTCCATAGTCACTAACCATGACTACTTCTGTACCTCTAAGAGAAGCATCTCGCTGTCTCTCAGTTCTGGTTTCCATTGAGTTTAATACAGCCATAGCAGACTTATCTGCTATAACACCGTATCCAGAATCTGTAGCACCAATCTTTGTTATGTTTCCATCTTCAAATATTGGGACATTATTAATAGGTCGTAGTCCACTCCAGAAATTCTTGAGTCGATCTACGCTCCATCCATTAGTCAGTTCACTAGGTACTGTTGTACTTCCAGAAGCAACAGTAGCTGCTTCCTTGGCAAGGTTAGCTACAGCATTAGGGTGATGCAGTATATATATAGCAGAACCAAACTTATTAGCTTTTGCTCTGGCGATAGCTGCATGTATGTTTGCTGATGAAAAAAGTTGTCCGTCAGCACTAAAAGCTGTTCCCTCATTCAAGGAAGAATACAGAGCAAGAACATCTGTATCTTTCTTTCTTGCCATACCGTCACCAAGCTGTCGCCCGATAATGGTAAATACATTCTCTGACATCTGACGAATCAGTTTGTCGGTCAGAATAACCTTTGCTCCTACCTCAGCAGAGGTAAGGTCTACGGTACTCATTCCGATATCCTCATCATCAACTATATCAATACCGTCAGTCAGGTCATTCATACTCATCTGTTTGACCTTAGGAACAGTAACTTGTTTTGCTCCCTTAGGAAGACTGAACTGTTCTATAAGTGCCATAGCTGGCGCATTGTGCTCCTCTGTGTATCGAGAGGTAGCTATAATAATCTTTTGAGCGGAATCTAAATTCCCTGTGCTCGCTGTTTGTACAGCCATTTTAAAGTCTCCTTAAAATGTTATCTTCCTTGCAGTCGAGCAACTGCTGCAACAACTTCGGGAGTACGAACTCCATCGTTATATGCATCAAGCAATCTATCTTCAGAGGATTGTCCAACAGCAGGACTAGGACTATTGTTATCAAGTTGCTGTGGAGCAACCTGACCACGTTTTAATGCCTCTATTTCTGCTGCTTGTTTTCTAATAAGAGATTTATTCTCTGCTATTGCTTTCATCTCAGGTTCGGTAGTCGCTCTTTGTAGATCAGCTAAGTCATCTATAGTTAAGCCATATTGTTTGGCGTAATGTATAGATGCATTTTGCTTTCCTTCTTGAACTTGTCGTTGCTGCTTTTGTTGTTCTGCAAGTTGTATTTGATTTACTTTAGTCTGGAGATGAGACATAGTTTGAGTTCTTGCTTCAGACTCAGTAAGTCCTTGCTCGGTCAACCTACGTTCCATATCCAAGGCTTCTTTCTCAAGAGCCTGTACGGTTCTTTCCCTTTCCATCTCAGCCATTTTTCTCTCTTGTTCAGCAAGTTGCTGCTGAACTTGAGACATATCTGAAGTTACAGGAGGAGTAACTGGTGAAGGGACTTCAGTAGTAGGTGCAGGAATATCATCTGCAGGTACTGGAGTATTCGTAGTATTTTCTTCCTGAGTTTCTGGTTCTATGACAGGAGTCTCAGTAGTATTCAAAGGCAATTCTGCCTGAGTGTCCTGTGAAAAACTAGAAAATTCAGACTCTGGTTGATCTTGTTGTGGATTATTAGTAACCATATTTAACTCCGATTATGATATTAATATATATATTATGTCAACTATTTCCATATTGACAAATCCTGTGCTGAATATCCATATTGATCTAATACTGCATGCCAGTTCCCCCTATCTTTTAGAAATTGCATACGTGCTTGGTGTGCTAAGTCATAGTTTTGTACAGTAGCTGGAGTTAATTTATCTCTATATCCCATAGGATGTGTTGTCGTTAATGTTTCCATTCGTATAAGACCAAAGTAATTACTATATGATTCACCACTTGGTAATTCTTTTTTCCAAAATTCACCCTGTAAAAATCTTAGCTTCTCAAAATTAAGTAAACCGGAAACATCTGTAGCTTCTTCATATGTTGCATACCATTCAGACATTACAAATCTTCCGGGGTCATCAGCGTCATACTCTGCTTCTTCCTGATACATATCAAACTGTTTATTTAAATCATTTTTCTGAGCAGAATAATGATCTTGTATTTCACTAAAAGATGATTTAAGTGCTGCTAAAGCATTATCTCTAAATCTTCCTCTGCGAGCATTGTAAGCCTCTAATACTTCTACTTCTTTTTGAAATCGTTCATCATCTAAACTA